TAGCGTTTATGGTGCAGGCACCAGGCTTTAATTCGGAGAAATTTAATTATGGCTAACATTGCTCGGCTCGGTGTAGCCCTTGGCCTAAACAGCGCCGAATTTGTTACTGGTATAGATGCCGCATCTAGAAAATTAGATAACTTTGGCGCAGCAGCAATTGGCATGGCTAAAAATGCTGTGGCAGTGTTAGCTGCTGCTTTTGTTGCGGCGACTTTTAAAGCAGTTGCGTATGCTGATGAAATTGCAGATGTAGCAGCAGCCAATGACATTGCAATTGACTCAATTATCAAATTAACCAATGCTTTGGAAAATTCTGGAGGCAAAGGTGAAAACGCTGGGAAGATGATTGCCAGCTTTACCGATTTTGTAGACAAAGCGGCAAAAGGCTCATTTGAAGGACAAAAAACTTTTAGCGATCTAGGCATATCACTTCAAGACATTGGCAGTATGTCTACGCAGCAGTTGTTGCAAAAAACAACTCAAGCAATAGCAGACATGGAAGATCCACTAACCCGAAACGCTCGGGCTGCTGACGCATTTGGTAAATCTGCCAAAGGCGTGGACATGGTGGAACTTGCCAGGGGGTTTAAAGAAGGCACTGGAGCAACACTAGAACAGGAGCAGGCAATCAAAGATGCAGCAGAAGCATTTGACACTTTTAGGAGCATCGGCAGAGATATTGCCCTGTTAATTCTTACCTCAATTGGGCCTCAATTAAAAGCTGTTGCTGATTACATGAAATTAGCATCATCAGAAACCAGTGCTTTTGGTGTTGTTTTTGGTTCAGTTTTTAAAACAATTGCACACGGAATGTCAGACTTGGCATTTATAACTAAAGGTTTTTCGGATGATATTGCACACGCAATAAAAAGTTTAGAAACTTTAACCTTATATTTAATGATAGGGAAATTATCAAAAGGCTTTGACAAATTTGCTCAAGACGTAAAAGAATATAACAAAAAACGTAAACAAGCTAGAGAAGAATTAGATGCATTTCAACAACAATTATTAGGCAATGAAACAAAAGCACAACGCATGGGGGCGGGTTTCCAAGATCCTCGGATTGTCACGCCAGATGATGATGCACAACGTGAAGTGAAAACCCCAAAAGAAGTTCTGGCAAAGAATTTTGAATTAGAAAAAGCAAGATTGGCAAATCAATATGCCGTTACAAATAATCTTATAAAAAGTTATGAGTTAGAAGCTAATCAAATAAAGCAAGAACAAAACAAAGCGTATGCCGAAGCAAGATTAGAAATAAAACAAAAAAACATTACCGAAGAAAATAAATTTGAATCAATAAATGCCAACATATTAAAAGAAAAATTGTTAAGCATTGATAAAAATTATCTAGAAAAAATAGCGGCATTGAAATACAAATACAAACAAGAAGCAATTAAAAAAGAATTTGATTTAGACAAACTCAGATTAGAAAATGAATTTGCTGCAATTGTAAAATATAACGATGATGAGGGTAAATTACAATTTGCATTTCTTAGCGAAGAACAAAAAATAGAAAAAGAATACAAAGGCAAAACAGCGCAAGCAATTTTAGAAAATAAGCAAAAAAATATACTTGAAGAAAATCAATTTGTAGGTGCAAATGCTTTGCAGTTGACTTTAAATTTAGGCAAAATTGATGCGGAATATTATGCAGCAAAAAAAGCGCGTGCTGATAAATATAGAGAAGAAGAAGCGCAACGCAACTTAAATCAAACAAATGAAATAAACGAATTGTTAAACAAAGAAGAAATTAGAAAAGGGGAACGGCAAAAAGTCATAACTGATATTGCAGCACAATCCAGAGCGCAATTGGTTAATTTGGAAATGGCTCAAGAATTATTTTTAATAGATCAAAAATCTAGGTACATGAAAAAAGAAGACGTGGACTTAGAAAAAGAATTGCTACAGATAAAATACAAACACGACGAAGTAGTATTAAGTATTTACAACAATACTCAATTAACTGAGGACGCAAAAGAAATAGCTTATGATTTGGAAAACAGAAACCTAGCAATAACAATTGCACTAGCCAAGGAACGCCTACAGATATTAAAAGATCAAAAATCGGGCGGCATGATGGAAGGTTTTCTATTCCGCATGGACACGTTTGGCAAAGACATGGAAACCAGTTTTGAAGCTGGCGGCAAAGCATTTGATTCTTTAATGAGCAGTATGTCAAATGGCCTTGAAGAATTTGTAAAAAAAGGAGAATTAGATTTTAATAAATTTGCACAATCTATTATTCAAGATATGTTGGCAATACAACTGCGAGCATCTGCAACTAATTTGTTTTCCATGTTGGGAAAAGCATTTGTGTCAACAGTAACAGGAGGCAATACAGCGCAACAAAACTTTCGACAATTAGAGTACAAAGCAGACGGTGGCCCGGTAGACAGCGGCGGCGCATACATGGTTGGCGAACGTGGGCCAGAACTGTTTGTACCTCGAAGCGCAGGCGCAATTGTCCCAAATCACTCAATGGCAATGATGGGCGGCTCTACCAACAACATCACCAACTATAATATTCAAGCAATTGATACCAAGTCATTTGAAGATCGCATCCTGGGCAGCAGCAAAGCAGTCTGGGCAGCAAACGCCTACGGAGCCAAAAACTTATCGCTTGGCAGGGGAAGAACATGAGTTTCCAAACCATCTTTGAAATCAGCCAAAGCATTAGCGTCCAAAACCGGCGCACTGTCGGCCAGCAAGTCAGCAGATCAGGCCAGGTGCGGGTTGCTCAATACCTCACGTCTGTGCCGTGGTCATTTACCGTTAGGCCACATTCGTATCTGTACTATCCGCAAGTACGCGGCATCATCCAGGTAATTGACAATAAAGATCGTCAACTGCCCGAGACAATTACCTTTGCCAGCAGCTTGTTAAGTTGGTTTGACGAATATAAAGGCGGCTTAACAAGTGGGCAGGCAGCAGCCCTAACGCTTGCAGCAGTGCCAGCAGCCAACGCCACGACAATCACAGTTGGTAACCTGCCAAGCGTTTCAGCAGGTACTGTTGTGTTTGCGGCGGGTGATTTTTTACAGATTGGCGTGTACCCGTACAAAGTTACTGCCGAGGTTTTGCGTGGCGGCGGCTCAACAGTCAGCGTCACCTTGCACCGCCCTGTGATTGGCACGCCCACGACAGGCACATTGACAGCAGTTGGCTCGGCCTGCACGTTTTATTTGCTGGCAGCACAATGTCCTACCTACACACTTAACCCGATGACCTCGGGCGCATTTGTGCAATGGGATGGTGACTTTGTGTTTATTGAGGACATTGTAGGATGACTACCACAATGGCTGCACTGAGCAGCCCATCCATCATTCAAGCTGAATTTATACGGCTTATCACCAGCACGACAACTTATTATTTTTGCAATGCTGCTGCACCGATTACCGTGGACAGCATGACGTTTAGCAACTTAGGCAGCTTGTTATCTATCAGCGCCATTGACAGAAACATCAAAGCCAGCAGCGCCGATCTTGCAATTTCCTTGACAGGTGTAGATGGCACCAATGTCGCCACAGTGCTTGCCGCAAATATCAAAGGCAGCAACATTGACGTATGGCGTGGATTCTTAGACAGCAACAATCAAATCATCACTAGCCCTAGCCAACAATTTTTTAAACGCTATTCGGGAATTGTCAGCAATTGCTCAATCACAGAAGATTTCAACGATCAGCTAAGAACAAGAATCGCCACTGTAGGCATTACTTGCGCCAGCTTTCGGACCATTCTAGAGAACCGAATCCAAGGCATCAAAACGACACCCAAGGCATGGAATTTTATCTACGCAGCAGACACTAGCATGAACCGTGTTCCGGTGATTGCAGCCACCTATTTTGACTTTGGCAAACCGCCACAATCTGCAACAGTTAGCAGCAACACATCAAACGCTCAAACGGTTAATCAATCGTTTTATGAAACAAATGGGCCAAATTAATGATTCGTGAAGCCAACAAGCACGATATGCCTGCATTGCTACAAATGATGCGCGACTACAGCACGCAGACGCCTGTGCCAGCATTGCAAGCGGCAGCAGCACATGATGAGGCGCACGTTGCCAATTTAATGACGCAAATGATGGCAGGGCGTGGATTTGTTTTGATTGACAACGAGTCAAGAGGATTTATTGCGGCACTGATTACCACCAATGTCTGGTGCCCAGATGTTTACGAACTGCACGAACTGGCTTGGTGGGTTAAACCAGAACATAGAAACGGAACCGTGGGCGGCAGGCTCTGGAAAGAATTTGATCGGCTGGCAACAGACTTAATTGATGACGGGCGCATTGATGTAGCAGTCACCGCTGTGATGGCTAACAACTCATGGATTGATTACACTAAGCGAGGCTACAGCCCCATGCAAGCCACATTCTTTAGGGTGCATTAAATGGTTGCAACACTTATTGCGTGGGGAGCAAGTTTATTAACAGCAGCCGGGGCAAGCGCAGCATTTGCAACAGCAGCCGCTACTTTTGCTGTTAATTTTGCCGTCAGCTATGTTGTCAGTCGAATATTTGCGCCAAATGATCCAACAGCAAATCAACCCGTAGATCAAGGTGTTAGACAGCAGGTAGCACCCAACACCACCAACTCAATCCCAATTGTGTACGGCAGTGCTTTTATGGGGGGCACATTTGTTGATGCTGTTTTGACTACAGATCAAAAAACAATGTACTACGTGCTGGCAATCAGCAGCATCAGCCCTAATGGGCAATTTAGTTTTGATCGCACACAGTTTTATTACGGCGACCGTTTGGTTGCTTTTGATGGCAGCGATTTAACCAAAGTTGTCAGCTTAACAGACGGTGCAGGAAATGTTGATACCAAAATTAACGGCTTTCTTTTTATCAATTTGTACACATCTACCGATGCAGGAGTAATTACAAACGTTACAGGCACAGCGCCAAGCACTTACATGGGCGGCTCTGACATTGCAGCAGGACAACGCTGGACAGGAACCCGGCAAATGAACGGGCTGGCTTTTGCAATTGTTAAACTTATTTACAGCCAAGATGCTGGCACAACAAATCTACAGCCAATTACCTTTAACGTCACGCAAAATCTAAATGGCACTGGCGTTGCAAAACCTGGCGATGTTTGGGCAGATTATTTAGGCAATGATGTTTACGGCGGCGGCATGGTGGCAGGTTTAATTGACAGCGCATCAGCAACAGCACTCAACACCTACGCAGATCAAACGATTACTTTTACTAATAGCAGCGGCAACCCTGCAACGCAAGCCAGGTATCGCATCAACGGCGTCCTAGACACTGGGCAAAATGTATTAGCTAACATTGATCGCATCATGCTGGCCTGCGATTCTTGGAATGCCTATAACGCAACTTCTGGTAAATGGTCAATCGTCATCAATAAAGCAGAAAGCACATCCTACGCTTTTGACGACACAAACATCATTGGCGAAATTAAAGTTAGTCTGACAGACATTACAAATTCAATCAACCAAATTGAAGCGCAATTCCCTAACAAAGTAAACCGAGATCAGCGGGATTTAGTGTATTTAGAAACCCCTAGCAATTTGCTATATGCCAACGAGCCGATCAATAAATTTTCTTGCAATTTTGACTTGATAAACGAGTCTGTGCAAGTTAGCTATTTGGCAAACCGAGTACTTGAGCAGGCCAGAGAAGATTTGATTGTCACCATCAACGCAGCATATCCCGCTATACAGATCGACGCTGGAGATGTGATATCCATCACAAATACCAGCTACGGCTGGAATGCTAAGTTGTTTCGGGCAATGAAAGTCAGCGAGATTTCGTTACCTGATGGCAATCTTGGCGCAAGCCTAGAATTGTCAGAATACAACGCTGCTGTGTATGACGATGTTTCAATCACACAATACAGCCCAGCACCAAACAGCAATCTGTCGTCTGCAAGTTTCTTTTCGGCACTTAGCGCACCTGTGGTTAGCGCATCACGCCCGACTAACAATGTACCGTCATTTGATATACAAATTACAACGCCAAGCATAGGACGGACAACAAGACTGACATTATTTTATTCTACGTATTCATCACCTACAGCAAGCCAGTGGACGTTGCTAGATACTTTTGTTTCCTCGGCATCAACACCATTGACGCCAAGCACGACATTTACATTTTTAAATTTAATACTGCCAGCAGGCACGTATTATTTTGGCTTCATTGCTGCGAACGATATTTCGCAATCGCAAATTAGCGGCACAAGTTCTGGGCTAGTCTGGGCACCAACGGGCACGGTGGGCACGCAAACGGCAATCGTGTATATGTATCAGTGGGCAAACAGCACGCCAGGCAATCCTAGCGGTAACTCAACGTGGACATGGGCAACCGCATCGAACGCATCGTACACAGGCGGCAATGGTTGGACGGTGGCGATACCTGCAAATCCGGGCACGGCTAGCACGTATTTGTGGCAAGCCAGCATCAGCATTTCAGCGCCTGCTAGTACGGCTACTACAACCGTTTCATGGGCCAGCGGTTTTAGCGTGCAGGCAATTGCGCAGAACGGTGCAACTGGATCTCAAGGCGCTACAGGAAACACTGGCAACAGCGCAGTGATCTGCTACGCCATATACGCTGGCAATCCAACAGTGACAGGATCACCAGTAACTGTTGCTGGCACGGGTCTACCAAGCACTACCAGTTTTTCGCCAACATCTGCAACTGCGTTTACAACAACGGTGCAAAATCCCGGCGCATCACAGGCCATGTTTCAAAGTGATGGCATTTACTACCCAGTGGCAAATCAAACGATTTGGGGAACGCCATACCTGTCTAATTTAAAAGTTGGAAATCTATCAGCAATTAGCGCAGACCTTGGAAATATTACAGCAGGAACAATTACTGGTGCATTGATTCAAACGTCAACCACTGGGCAACGAATTGTAATAGACTCAACTACTAATATTTTATATGTATATAATAGTTCAAATACAAATACGGTTCAATTGGGTGGTTCGCTTGGGGGCCAAGTCTATGTGGATGCCCAAAGTGGTGGCAACAATGCTATTGCTGGTGGATTTATTAATAACTCAACCACCTATCCATCTCTTGTAGCTAAAAATAATAGTACTAATACACAAGTATTTGATTCAGCCGCTGGCCTTTTTGCTGCTGGCTTTGCTAATCACGGAGTTTTTGGTACTTCAGATTCAGCCGGTGTAGGAATATATGGTTATGCCAGACTTACGGGGGGTACTAATCATGGTGTTCGCGGTGTAAATATAGCTTCAAACGGTGGTACAGCTACATCTGGACTTATAGGCGCATCAAATGGATATGATTTTTATGCAGATGGAGGAGGCACTAATTATGGGCCATTTACTGGTGCTCATGATGTGCTGGTGCCTGTTGCAGTAAATATTCCAAATGGTTATATTATGTGTGACGTTCAATTAATTATGGCAAAAAATATCAGCAATACAGTTTTTGAAGTAGCAATTTCTACTGCTAGCAATCAAATACCTATTGGAATTATGATTCTTAACAATGGTTTATTGGCAGAACAAAAACCTGCTGCTTTTATTGAAAAAGTGTATTGGACTGGAACAGGAGAAGAAATTAAATCGATTACTGTTATGTATCCAGAATATGAAGCCGTCAAAGATTTGTACAATTATTGTGTAATTAACGCGGTCGGCGAAGGCCAAGTGTACGTTTGCGGGGAATCAGGTAATATTGCCGCTGGAGATTTAATTGTGACAAGTTCCGTTGCCGGTGTCGGCATGAAGCAATCTGATAACATTGTCCGAAACATCACGGTGGCAAAAGCACGGCAAACCATGACGTTTGCGGATACAACGACACCAACCCTAATTGCTTGCATTTATTTGTGCGGATGATGTAAAATTACAGTACAAGAATCGTAGCCCTGCGAGTTAGCAGGGAGCGTCACTACCCGAGGAAGGGGAATCAGTCTTGGCAATCTTTAACAAGAATACCCTGGCGCAAGTCAGCGGCTTTAGCAACAGCATCATTGCTGGCGAGTTGGTTTACAACCAAAAAACTTACTGGAATCTTGCGCTCACCAACACGGCTGGCACTGCTGTTGATTTAACCGGGGCCACAATTGATGCGTCAATTTTGCGCCGAGCAGTCACAAACATCATTGACACTCGCAATGGGTTGACGTTTGACATTGCCGACTACACGGTTACAACGCCCAGCGCAATTGCTTTGACAATCTCCAACCGTGTCAATGCGGCTGGCACTTTTACCCTGCTGATTGACGAGTCAACCTGGAGCGTGGCATCCAACGATACGCAGCTAGACATCAATGCAACAAACTGCGTGGGATTCAGCGGCAGACTAAAAATAGCTTTTCCCGCATCTGGTACAACGCCTGCTGATGACAGCATAATTTTCTTGCTGTTCTTGGTACGCTCAGATGGAGTGACAAACTAATGGCAAACCTACTAGTCAGCGTTGCCGATGGCAACAACATTAACGTAGTTGTAACACCGCCAACAACTCAAATTGTCACGGTAGACAGAGGCGTAGCTGGCCCAGCGGGTGCAGCAGGCGCTACTGGAGCAACAGGTGCAACAGGCGCAACTGGAGCCACGGGTGCTACGGGAGCTACGGGAGCAGGCGTTGTTGTTGGTGGCACGGTGGGCCAGGTGCTTGCCAAATTAAGCTCAACAAACTACGACACAAATTGGGTTACGGTTGGTGGCTTGGGCACTGTTACATCTGTTGCTACGGGCACGGGTTTGACAGGAGGCCCGATAGCTACATCGGGCACAGTTGCCCTTGCAAATACGGCAGTTACTGCTGGAACCTACACATCAACAAATTTGACGGTAGATGCCCAAGGCCGAATTACAGCAGCATCAAGCGGCGGCGGCAGCGGGACGGTTACAAGTGTTGCCGCTACAGTACCATCTTTTTTATCGGTTGCTGGCTCGCCAATTACGACAAGCGGCACTATTGCAATTAGCTATTCGGGCACGGCTTTGCCAATAGCCAACGGCGGTACAGGAGCAACATCAGCGGCAACGGCTTTGACTGCCCTTGGCGCTTATCCAGCTACTAATCCAAGCGGATTCACTTCAACCCAATACGCCACAATTTCAAACGACACCACAACAAATGCCGTGCGATATCCATTATTTGCGGATGCAACAAGCGGCAATCTGACAACCGGCTACGCCAGTTCGACAAAATTAAAATACAACCCGTCTACGGGTGCGTTAACGGTTTCTCAACTAATTATTGGCCCGTAAAATCATGGGAAAAATTACATTTGAATCATCGCTTGGGGGCGTTGCCGATTTAGTTGGCCCTGCTACTGCAACAACGGTAACGCTTAATTTACCAGCAACGTCAGGCAATATTGTCGGCACAGGCTCTACTGGTGTTGTCACGACAGCAATGATCTCGGGCCAAATTGCGGTAGCGCAAGGCGGCACAGGCGTGGCTACCAGTACCGGCACAGGCTCAGTTGTTCTTAACACATCACCAACTTTAATAACCCCGGCACTTGGCACACCGGCATCTGGCGTCTTAACTAATGCCACTGGCCTGCCACTAACGACAGCAGTCACTGGCATATTGCCGGTAGCAAACGGCGGCTCTGGCACAGCAACGCCTGCAATCGTTGCAGGTACAAATGTCACCGTATCAGGTACTTGGCCCAATCAAACCATTAACTCAACAGCAAGCGGCAGCGGCACAGTTACCAGCGTAGCAACCGGCACAGGTTTGACAG